GTGCATATCTATTAACAATGGCTTAACACCAATATTAGCGCAGGCAGCTTTAAATTGCTCAAGTCTAGTTGACGTATCATCAACATGACCCCCTGATACGGTTACGTGAATTTCATAAGGCAATGGATATGTAATTTTGGTTTCACGCGCCTGTAATTCTTCCCAATATTCCGCTTTGCGTAACATTGTTGAAGCGATTTCATCATCGGTGAAATCCAGATCGTATGCCACGCTTAAAGCGCAAAGAACCACATCCGCAACTTCTTCAAGGATGCGCTCTTTAGCAACGAATCGGTGAGTAGTAGAAGCTGCACCGTCGTATGGCAGAACAACTTTGGCAAGTTCTCCTGTTTCTTCGGCAGTTTTTAGAGCTTTTTGTGAAAGTGTCTTTTTATCACTTTTAGAAAGTTTGGCAATGTAAGCTAAAATAGTGGAGTTCATAGTATCCTCATTAAGTCCAACGCAGCTTTATCCATAAAAGATGCTCTTCTTTTTGAACCAATACTTTGATTCCAGTATCATGGAATTCCATTCTAAAAGGAATATTATTTAAATTCGCCCATTCTTCAAAATCATATGTGGGTATAGCTTCTATACGATAGCAGAGTTGTATTTTTTGATTATTTTCTGCTTGTAATTTTTGTTCCTCTGTTATTTTTGGACAAATAACTTTTACGCGTGCGATTCTGCTACCGGGACGAACGGTAAGATGAACTTTATCTGTTTCTCCAAGGCTCATGTGCAACTCTGATATCGTTTACCAAATTAACTCAAAATTATCCATAAATCAACGTTTATGGTGTCGGGTCTGGTCCGGTGGCGGGAGGAGGCGGAGGAATCGGTTGAGCGGCTGGTTGAGTTGGAGAATTTGGATTTAAAATATTGAGAAGTTCATCACTACAAACAGAACCAATAATAGCTTTCATATTAAAATCGCTAAATGTTCCGATAATTTGCTGAGCGAGTGCATAATTGCTAAGACTGGTCGCCGCATTTGCAAAAAAAGTATTTTGAGTGTTTATTGACTGCTGAGCTTCTGTTGGCAAATTAACTATTTGATTGACTCTGTCAGTTATATTTTCTAATGCTTCTGACGGATCAGGGCTTGATAGTGAATTACCATCATTACTTGGATCAACCAGTGTATTGTTTATGTCATCTATAGCACTAACAAAACTTCTTGCAGTAAAAAAAGCACTAAATGCATTTGATAATGTAGCAGTATTATCAAAGTTACTTACAGAACTATAGATACTCATGTTAATGAAAACATTAGGACTTTCAGATTGTATATACGATCCTAACTGAGGCATAATGTTAGTTGGATCAAACCCGTTCAATAAGGAAGCTACATTGCTGAGACCTGCTCCGTTTAGATTAGCAGCGACGCTCGACACTTCAGATTGAGCATTTGCAAGCCGAGCAGGAAGGTTTTGATCGAATAATGTTCCCGATCCATTTAGTAGAGTTAGGACTGCAGATGTTGTTGGGTCTAATGATGCCATTATACGCTCGCAGGAAATCCAGCAGGATAAGGACCACTTCCCGTCAAGGTGTAGCCAACTAACAGAGGAGATTTCTGACCAGTTTGCCGGTTTGCAATATGCATCCAACCAAAACTACTGGAACCTTCATATTCTAAAAGAAATTGAGTAAATGGTATACCCGCTTTTGAAACAACTAATTGTGCAACTTGAACCAAGGTTTGCCTACTTACTCTCTGCCCATTCTGAAAGACATGGAGATCAGCAGCCGAACCAATATTATGATCCGAGCCGTTTGTATTATTTCTAAATCCGCTCCCTATCTTGAATGTATAAGGAGTATTCGCTGCCATCCAATCTTTTAAGGGATCAATTGAATTTTTAGCAAGAAAACTCAAATTGCAAATAATCGTTGCGCGAGAGTTTCCTAATGCAGTAGTTGTAGGGATTTCGTGTGCATTAGCCGACTGATATATACCAGATGAGAAATCAGATACGGTATAATATTTTGAAATTTGCGTAGAGTCTGCTGAACTGTTGGTAAAACTACTACAAGATACGGGAGCAGAGTTTGCATTCAACACATTTGCGGGTGTTGATCCCGGATTAGTTATGGTCGTAGATGTTGCACGATCTAAAGCATCTGCGGTAGCTGCCCCATATTTACTTGTAATATAGGCACGTTTTTGTGCAGCAGTCATCTCTTCGGTTTCCATACCGATGGATTCATAAGTAGCAACTTCTGGTGATGTACCGTCACTACTTACGCCCCCACCAGTATCAACAAGATAATTATCTACACCTTGAATTATCTGTCCGATAGAGTCGCCAACTTTAACTAGATTATTCAATCGAGCAACAGGATAACCCATAATTAAACCTTCAGTAAGCCTCCGGTTGGAACTTCTAATCCTGTAGTCATCTGAATATATTTTGCAGCAATATCTTGCCTCGGTGTGACAGGATCACAAATCAAACGCGACCGTTCGAAACGAAATTTAGTAGTCCCATCATCAACGGTTGCCATGAATGGCGCAAAAGCAAGACCTGCCTGTTGCGGGTTAACCATTTGCATTTGAACCACAATAGGCTTTGAAATTGTAATCGAAGTTTCATCCGATGAAATCAATTTTGCAATAATTTCGTCTCCTGATGTCAGACGAAAGCTTATAGTATCACCGTTATTTAAAACTGGCTTCTTTTCAATAATCATTTGAACCTCCAAAATAATAATATATCAAAGTATATATGAGAAGACAATTTCAAAACATAGAAAAGAATAAAATTTCAAATAAATAAACAAATGAAGTTCTCGACGCTAGAACAATTTAAAAACATATACTTTTATGACATAAAAAATGGAGCGTCGGGCTAAATACTACTAACTACTCTTCAGGAGATTATTAAATGGCCAGCAACACTCTACTGAGTCCCGGCGTAGACGTTACGATTATTGATGAAAGTTTCTACGGTGGCGCCGGTCCCGGTACAGTTCCTTTGATTGTTCTAGCGACGGCGGCGAACAAACCTGCCCCGGCTTCTGCTGGTGTAAGTATCGCCCCTTATACTGTTCCGTCTCAAGCTGGACAGTTGTTTCTTGCAACTTCACAGCGGGAATTAATTCAAAATTTTGGAACTCCAACGTTCCAAGTTGTTCAAGGGACTCCTATTCAAGGCGATGAGCTGAATGAATATGGACTATTGGCGGCTTATCAGTTTCTCGGTATTTCCAATCAATGCTATGTTCTTCGTGCGAGCATAGATTTAAATCAGTTGATGTCTTCTACCTCTGCTCCAGTTGGACCACCGGTTAATGGAACATATTGGTTAAATCTCAGCCAAACCAGTTTTGGCGTGTTCCAATCTAACGGTAATCCAGTATCTGGTGTTGCTTGGACTTCTCAGCCTTGCTTGTATGCCACGGCGGCAAACGTTGTTACAATAAATGGATCAGACAATCCGGCACCTTCCTTTGGAACAGATGGTCAATTTGCTATTGTTGTTACACAATCTGATAATCTTCTTTATGAAAAAATTAGTGGTACTTGGTATCAAGTTGGAACCCCAAATTGGAAAGCTCAACGCCCGACAACTGTTGTTGGCGTAACTAATCCAAATAATATTCTAACGACCGACACAATAGTAATCAACAATGTTACAGTAGCATTTGATCAAATTCCTAATGGTAGTGGTGGATATAATGCTGGCACAGGTTCGTTATCAGAAACGATCACTGCTATTAATGGAGCAAACATTCCTAATATTGTGGCTTCTGTATCTAGTTCTGGTGCTTTAGTCATACAAGACACTATCGGAGCTTCTATTCTTTTAAATAATGGTAATGGTACGCCATTAACTACTTACGGTATTGCTTCTGGATTAGTAAGCGGCGTAAGCTTTCAAGAAACCAATACTCCTCAATATCCAGCAGGGACATCCGCTGGATCAGTTTGGATTAAAGGAACGACTCCAAATAATGGTGCTAATTGGGTTCTACAGGTCTATAGTTCAACATCTGCTTCTTGGCTTACTGTAGCTACTCCTTTTTATCCTTATAATTCAACCTTGAATGATGGTATTCCGTCAAAAGATCAGGCTGCTAGTTTGGCCCTTGGAACTCCGGCTGCTGGAACAGTTTATGTTGGGTATGATGTTACAAATGGCACTCAACAGTTGCGTCGTTTCAATGGCACGATTTGGCAAAATCTTATTTACGAGGCGGGTACCGTTGCGCCAGTAACGTCTCCTGCAGCAGGAACTTATTGGTATAATGCGAATTTCAGTGCTGACATCATGTATGGTGACGGTAATGAATGGTTGGGTTATCGTAATAAGTATCCTGCAACCGATCCAAACGGTGTGATTATTTCTGGTACTGCCCCGATTTCGCAATCTCTCGGCGGACCATTGGTAGATAATGATCTTTGGATTGATTCCAGCGATACCGAATCTTACCCTATGATATACCGCTATACTGCGGCCACATCATCGTGGGGACTTATTGATAATACCGATGGGACTTCTCCTTTTGGTATTGTTTTCTTTGATGCCCGCCAAGATTCTGGTGTTGCATTCACAGGGCAAAGTAGTACGCCGTATACTTACCAGTCTACTGCAACTTCTGATTTAGCTCTTTCCAACTATGTTGATCCGGACGCACCTGATCCGAGCGCATATCCAGATGGTATGCTGCTGTTCAATACACGTTTCTCTACTAATAATGTTAAAGTTTGGAATCCAACCTACTTTAACAAAGGAGGTTTTGATCCAAATACGGATTATACTTTAACCACTTACGTAAATGGAAATAATAATGAAGTGTTTCCTCCTCTTGCTTCGGCAGGACGTTGGGTTACTGCAAGTGGTAATGACACAACTGGTGCTCCATATATGGGAAGAAAAGCACAAAGGATAATTGTTGTTAAATCCTTACAAGCAGAAATAACTTCAAATCAAGATATTCGTTCTGAGTTGGTTTACTTTAATCTAACAGCAGTTCCCGGATATCCAGAATTAATTCCTGATATGATTACACTAAACACTGACATGAAACAAGTTTCATTCAATGTTGGTGATACACCTATTCGTTTGGACCCTTCTGCCACTTCCGTGAGCCAGTGGGCGAATAACGGTTTAGATGTCGCATCTACTGGTGAAGATGGGCTTACTGTTTCTGACGATTACACTGGCGTTTATTACCCATGGGGTTTGAGCACGGATTTGAGTGGTAATGAAGTTATGATTCCACCCAGTGCAATAGCTCTGTGCACGATAGCCTACAATGACCAAGTTGCTTATCCGTGGTACGCCCCTGCTGGATTTAATCGTGGTCTTGTCACGAATGCAAGTTCAGTTGGATACTTGAATGCTTCTGGACAATATACTCCAGTCATTCTCAATCAAGGACAACGCGATACTCTATATACGAACAAAATTAACCCGATTGCTTACATTCCGGGGCGTGGTCTGGTTGTATATGGACAAAAGACGCTTGAGCCAACTGGTCTCTCTGCGTTGGATCGCATCAACGTTGCTCGTTTGGTCAACTATCTATCCTACAACCTTGATAATATCGTCAAGCCATTCTTGTTTGAACAAAACGATGCTCAAACACAAGCATCAGTTACATCCACTGTAAACAGTTTCTTGAATGGTCTTGTTGGACTTCAGGGTCTATCTGATTACGCTGTTGTTTGTGACTCAACAAACAATACAGCGGAAACGATTGATGCCAACCAGCTTTGGATTGATATCGCTGTAATTCCGATGTATTCAATTGAGTTCATTTATATTCCAGTGCGTATTCTCAGCAGTGGCTCTGACTTGACTACAGCTCTAAGTTCAGCGATTTCCCCTCCAGTAACCTCGTAATAAAAAGGCGGTCGAAAGATCGCCTTTTTTTTTGGTTCAGGTTTAGGTTCGCTGTAGTTTCTTGATACTCTTGCAAGGAAAACCCCAACCCCTACTTGGGCTTTCGTTCCAACCAACGGCAACGCCGTTGGCGAGAATCACCCAATAGTATACATGTTTTTCGGCTCCAACCCAAGGAACCCAAGGTTTATCACTCATGGAGTTGTGTTCAGAAACAACCTCAACATTGCGATATTTGTAAGCGCGAATAGTAGTGTAATCTCTGAACTCGCGGGGCATGACATCAGAAAGAGTTTTAGACATATGTTTCTCCTCGCGCTATCTCGTATTTGAAATCTAACATCTATCCAGATTTCGTCAACTAAAAAAATTCTGATTATTTGCTAAATACTTTGGTCATGCACCGGATGAGATTACGCCCGATCAAGGTCTTTGTGACAACCCGAAGCGGAACGAAATCATATCTCGTGGAGGATAACAATATCTTCGAAGCGGCACTTCCGTTTATACGACGCTTCCATGGCATGGGCTACTCGAAGACGATAAAAGCTAATACTCAAAATAAACTTATGACTATAATGGTTAGTGAGAAAACTACAGATGCAGTAATGATCAGTAGTTATCGTTTATATTGACCAGCAAAAACAAAAAGTGCTAAATATTAATTGAACGACAGATGCTCGTTTCCTGCAAGGATGAAAGTCCTGAACCAATAATCTCTTGGGTTGGTGACTTGGAGGCGTTTGCTTAACGCGTAAAGGTATGGGTCAGGTAAGCTCTGATCGGCTCATGAGAATGCGGGAGTTTACCCGCTAAAGCAGTGTATAGACTACTTACATAGTCTTTGGGCGGTTAGAGAAATCTAGCCGCCCTTATTTTTAATGGAGCGTAATTTTCTCTGCTCGGGTGTAAGGTTCGCCCAATATTGTCTAACTCTTTCTGAATGAATTTCTCTTTCCAAATCAGTCATTTTTCTTTTTTTAATGCCTAAATTACTCTGCCTTATTTTTTCAATAGTCTCCGGGGTGTGAGGTTTGCGAGGTCTGCCACGTCGCTGTTCACTTAGTTTTGCACATATCTCTGGACTACGTTTTTTACCAAGATTAGCCGCAGAAATTTTTTTCTTTTGTTCATCGGGCATCATATATTTGATCATTATTTATTTATGAAGAGTCGTCAAAAAATAAATACCTCAATACTGAATAAATACATAAAGAAGATCAAGAACAATTTGATCATATAAAAATTATTGAGGAAAATCAATGGCTTCCACGGTTCAGAATTTTGGCGTACCTCTCGGAGGTGGCACTGGTCGCGGCGGGTTGCTGCAACCAAAGACGATGCAAAAGTTTCGCGTGCGTGTCACGCAGTTCGGACCAGTTAACGGTGGTCTTGAATTAACTCAGCAAGTTACAAAGGTTTCGCGTCCGACAATGACGCAAGATGCCGTTAAAGTAGATTCGTATAACTCTATTGCTTACTATGCTGGTAAGGCTGTTTGGTCTGCTATTTCTCTGACTGTTCGTGATGATGTTACTAACTCTGTTAGTAGCCTTGTTGGATATCAGATGCAGAAGCAGATGAACTTCTTCCAACAAACTACACCTGAATCTGGTTCCAATTACAAGTTTCAAACATACATTGAAACTTTGGACGGTGGTAATGACACAGTTCTTGAACAATGGTTTTTAGAAGGATGCTTCTTGGAGTCGGTGAACTATGAAAGTTTTGATTACTCTTCGGCAGACGCTATGACCATTGAAATGAGCATTCGTTATGATAACGCAACACTCCAAGGCGGCTTGATGCCAGTCAGTCCGCAGCTTGGTGTTGGTCCAATGATCTCATAAGGATAATCTTATGACCGATTATTTGGTCAAGAGTCCCAATCAGGCAAGTACAGTCTATGGACTTGATGGCCCGAGTGCACCGCGCAAGCGTGGTTTTTTCTATGTTCGCTTTAAACGAGCCGGATCAAAGCAAGCTGCAAGTGGTTGGGAAACTAATATGGGGTTCTTGGTGAAGTCGTTAGATCGACCCACCATTGAACCACAAATAGAAACTCTTAATCAATACAACAAAAAGCGTCAAATAACAGTCGGCTATACAATGGCGCCGATGCGTGTAACTTTGTTCGATACTGCTGACAGTATGGTCATGCAAATGTGGAACGAGTATTCACAGTGGTATTTTGGTGATTTTAGGCAGTATAATCAAAGTTCGTGGGCTTATGATGTAACTACATCTGATTTTCGGGATAATGGACAGGGTTATGGATATCAACCGCGCCCTTCAACAAGTAGCACAACCGACCAATCATTAGATCAAAATTCACAATTCTTTTTTGATGTTATAGAAGTTTATCAGGTGTTTGGTGGACAATATGTTCAATTTGATTTAGTAAATCCTAAAATCAAAAATTTTGATCCTGATGAAATGGACTACGGATCGAGTGAAGCTTCTACAATTACTATGTCAATTGTCTATGAAGCTATTCTTTATCGTAATGGAAATAAGCCAGCAGAAATTACATCAAATCAACTACTCTCTTTGGTATTCAATCAGCAATTCAACGGTAATACCTTTGATGTTGTTGGGGCTCCCGTTAATCAAAATACGGGAACGAGCACACCTTCTATAACATCTTCCCCAACTCTGAGTTTCCTCAACACCACTTTAGCGGGGGTTTCGGCATCTGCTTTCACGCCTAGTTCGACAAACTCAACTGGCGGCGGCTCTCTTTCTCAATTTGGAAATTATGATTTTGGTTCGCTTTCGCCAAATGTCAGCCTTGGAAATGGTTTGCAGGGTGATGTTTCATACCTATCAACAGGCAACAATAGTTTATCCTCAATTCTAAATTTACCTGTGGGTACACCCGCTATTACTACCCCTGAATCACTTGCACTTAATAGTAATCCGAATGCACCAATGACCGCTATTTCCGCAGGACAATTGAATAATACTCAAGCTACTCTTCAGAACTTGGGCGCAGGATCAAACCCTTACGCAGCTTCTTATATAAACAATAATTTAACTGGCGGTGTTGCTGCAAGTTCCATACTTTCTGGTAATTCAGCCAATGACCAAATTACTCCAGCAAGTGGTCTCGCTCTCAATTCACAATCTTATGGAATTGTGAACGCTCAACTTCCTTCGTATAGCCAAATTGGATATAACGCGAGTAGTTCACCTAATTATGAACCAAACTATTCAAGTCCATCTTCATCATCAGATGTATTTGCCGATGCGAGTGAGATTTCTGTCTAATGGCTTTTAGTAAAGGTGAGTACATTCTAAAAAATCCCACCAAATACTTAGGGAAACTACCTGTTATATATAGATCAAGTTGGGAAATATCTCTTATGAAGGTATTTGATGAAAATCCCGCAGTATTGGGATGGAGTTCGGAAAGTATTTCAATACCATATCGTAATCCATTAACCAATAAATGGTCAATGTATTTGCCTGATTTTTTTGTAATTTATATGGATAAGAAGAATGGTAAACACGCTGAAATAATAGAAGTCAAGCCTGAAAAGGAAAATCCTTTTTCTTCTATTGTACCCAAGGGAGGCAAACAAACTAGATCAATGTTGGCTAGAGCAATAAATCAAGCGAAATTTGGAGCCGCTATGGTATACTGTCAAAAACGTGGATGGCGTTTTCGTGTTATGACCGAAAACGACCTGTTTGGTATTCCGGGCAAGAAAAGAACTAAATAATACTGCCGCTATGCATTATTAGCGGAGGAATTTATATGAATAAGATGATAGAACATACATTAGGTCTTCCAAGTATGGAAGATTTTTTGTCCGAAGATGATGATAGTTTCGATAATGACGAAGCTAATCAAGCATCGTTAGATACTGCTGTGGCTCTTGCGGACGCTGCCGCCAATCAACTTCTAATTCAGGATGGTGATGGTCACGCCGAAGCTATGGACGTGATTCATAAAGATACTTTAAAGCACGCTCGTGATTTGGTTGATCTGGGTTATAATGTTGATCAGCGTAGCGCGG